AAAACAATTCAAAGGAGCAGAAATGGATAAAGTTATAACTATCCAAAGTTACATCGAAGACCTTGAAAACCAGGGTATGACAGGTGTAGAAATCTCTAAACATTTGAGGGTGTCAGCCTCGATGATTTCTACTTATAAATCAAGTAGATACAATATTAGCCTTAAACAAGCTAAACTTATCTACAAACTTTATGGCGTAACTATTCACCCTTACAGTGAAGCAAGCCTTAAAGCAGAATTAAAACTAGACGGGGAGAACGAAAATGCCTAATTTAAATGAACTACAAACTAAAATAGAAAAATGGGCCGAGGATAGAGGTATTTTAGCTAATTCTAAAGCTAGTATTCAAGCATTAAAACTTATGAGTGAGATGGGCGAACTAGCTGACAATATAGCTAAGGGTAAAGATTGCAGGGACGACATCGGAGATTGCTTCGTGGTCTTAGTCAATATAGCTAAGTTAGTTGGCTCTGATATTACTGAGTGTGCTGAGATAGCCTACAACGATATTAAAGACAGAAAAGGTTTCTTGAACGAAGCTGGGACTTTTATTAAATCCACTGACGCTAATTATGAGAAGCTATACCAAAAGTTTTTACAACGCAATGAAGTGCCTAAAATAAAAGCTGAGCTTACCGAGATTGAGCGTATGGAGTTAGATAAAATATTCGATAATCCTACAGAAGCAGATATTGTAGCGGCTTGGGAAGCTAAAGGGTTTAGAGTGCATAAACGTGATAATGGCTGGTTTTGCAGTAGGGTTCATAATAAGTAGAAAGGATATAAAATGAAATTTACTAACAAAACGCCAGAAGTAAAATATTATTTTATTTTAGATACATCTAAAACATCGGGAGTTATTTACTACGAGCATTTTGGCGTCAAGAAATTTCAATGGAAGCTAATGTTCGGTAATAGAATATTGCCAGCAAAGGCTGCTGATATAGTAGATTTATGCCAACAAGCTAGTAGTGATAATTTGCCATTAGAAATGATGGACAATAAAGTTGGCACCGAGATAGATTATATAGCAGTAATGCCAAAGGAGTTGTGATGGTTACTTATGTTGGAGATGTTCAATACGAACACGGGATTAGTAAGGCGTTTGATAATACTAAAGTTATATTTAAAGAGTTTGAGGGCACTACTCATAAAGGTAACATTGTAGCTGTGCTTAACAATGAAGCCCAAAATAGTAAATTAGCGTTTTGCACCCTTAATATTTTATTAAATATTACATCTGAGCATAATATACCAAGGCAAGAATTAATGGTTAATTTATCTGCTTGGTTTGATAAGGTTTATTTCGAGGAGGCTTAAAAATGAGTTATGCTGTTTTTACACTATTTAGACCTGGTTCAGATAATGTTAAATCTCATAATTTGGTTATAATAGATGAATACGATGAAAATGAAAAATATGTAGGTAAAATACTAGCTAAGGCTTATGAGGATACAGATACTGGTAAATCTATGGGATTTTTAACTCAAGTATTAGCCTCTATATTAAATGATTACGAGGTGCCTGCGGATAGTTTAGTATCTAGGTTAAAAGAGTGGTTTGATGAAGTTACTTATAACAAGGTTGAACAATGAGTAAGGTTAAGTATGGAGTTGAATTAATAAACTCAATGTTTAGCGAAAAGACAACTGCTGTAATTAGGGCTTCAGTAGATAGTATTGAAATCGGTGCTATTATAATAAAGCTAGATTATAACGAAATGAATAATCAAGCATTTTATAACGCTTTAAAATCGTTAGCTTTATGTGCTGAAATATGTAATATAACTTTAGTAACGTTAAGTGAAATTATAGCTACACATTTCGGACACGAGAAAATAAAGCTTTGTTTAAGTAAGGAGAATAATAAATGAGAAATAATTACCAATATGAACTAATTACTGGTAGAGGGTTATTTAAAAATGATAACTATGTTAATATAAAGAAGTTTTATCAAGGTGTAGGAGATAGACAATGGGGTTATATACGCGTTGGAGATTTACCTATTGAAGACGAAAAATTTGAGGACGCTATGCGTGTTTTGTTTTGCGTGTTTAATGATTATAGCCTAGTTAAACCTTCAGAAGTATTGGAGCTTATGAGGCAGATAACCCTAGCTAGAGAAATAAACAGAGGAGGATTTGACGATGCCAATGATTGAGCAATGTAAGGGAAAAGATATAGCTAACGTAGCACCAAGTAAGTTAGCACCAAATAAATGGATAGCTACAACTAAATACGATGGTAACTATGTTCAGATACATAAGTTTAATGGAGAAGTTCAGTTCTGGACTTCTGGCGGTAAGCAGTTCTATATCCCAGAAATAGCGGATTATCTTTGCAAAAATAATCCCGATGATTTTATTATAGAGTGCGAGTATATAGCCGACACTGATGGCAAACTAGGTAGCCGTGTTAGATGTAGCACTGGTAATCTAAGGAGTAATTTTGAGAAAAATATACCTTGCGTTGGAACTTATAAGTTTATGGTATTTGATATCCTACACTTCAATGGCTCTGTTATGGATTGGTCTTACAGCGATAGAATAAGACTTATGGACGAGGAGTTAGAATTACCAAGAGGTATGACAACTGCTAGTGTTATCGGTTGGGACTTAACTATCGAGCAAGCTAAAGAATTAGCCCATTCAGTAGTTAAGAATGGGTTTGAGGGTATCTACTGCAAGCAGATGAACCATACTTATGAGCCTGGGAAGCGGTTAAATACAGCTATTAAAATTAAGTTTAGACCTACAGCCGACCTGCATTGTGTAGATGTTACTGACGGCACAGGTAAATATTCAGGTATGATAGGTAGCCTAGTTTTAAAAGACAGAAGTGGTAGAGTTGTCCAAGTTGGCAGCGGTTTAAGTGATTATGACCGTATGCAAAACCCTGATTATTTTATAGGCAAAGTTATCGAGGTAGAATACGAACAGCTTTTAGCTACATATATCCAGCCTACATTTGTATGTGTTAGGGACGATAAAACTATCGAGGATATAGACTAATGAAAGAGCAGGATATCCAACGCAAGATAATTAAATATCTTGAAAGTGTAGGTGCTTATGTTGTCAAGGTAGTAGCTAGTAATAAATCTGGCACTCCTGATATACTAGCTTGCTATCGTGGTATTTTCTTAGCTATAGAAGTAAAAAGACCTGAAACTAAAACTAACGTTTCAGAATTGCAAGAATATAACATAAAGAAAATTAAAGAAGCTGGCGGTGTAGCAATAGTTAGCTGGGATTTAGATGCAGTTAAGGCTGTAGTAGAGAATATTAATTTAATGTTATAGGAGGATTAAAATGACACAATTAATAATTTCAATTCTAATAGGTTGGCTATAATGTTACACATATTAGGTATAGTTTTTATGGTATGTATAGCATTAGTAGTTATAGATGTTATTTTCGCCATAATAGAAAGTTTGTTTGACCTATGAGTAACGGAACTATTAGTGGTGGAGAAATCAAGGACGTAATAATTATAGCTTACGTCCTTGGACTTCTTGAAATGGATAAAGAAGGCGGCACTTTTCTATCAGAGCAGGACACGGCCACATTAGCTAAGATAGAAACTGAAATAAGGGCTTTATTGCCAATATATACGTGCGTTAAATCTAAGATTATGAAAAAGTTGGAAAAGGTTAGCTATACGATAGCTTTCTCCACTAGCAATTATTCGGTAGAATTATCAGTTCTAGGGCTTAATATGCTATACCTCAACTTCGCACGTAATGAAAGAAGAGGGAGACCTTTATCTAAAACTCTTACAAACTTTTGGGATAAAATCGAAAAAGATTGTATGGATTTAATAAATAAGCATTTCGATGGAGATGAGGATATAGCTACCGATAGCTATAATTTTTGCATTGAATTATTGGAGAAATTATGAAACCTTATAAACACCAAATTGATAAAGCAGAGGAGTGCTGGGATATACTTAAACAAGTTGGATATGTGTATCTAGCTGGTAAGCCACGCAGTGGTAAAACTTTAACATCGCTACTTATAGCCGAGAAAAGCCAAAAAGTTAATAATGTTTTAGTTATAACTAAAAAGGCGGCTATCTCTGGTTGGGATAAGTTCTTAGCAGATAAAGAGCTGGGACTAACTAAGAAATACCACGTCATAAATTATGAGCAATTAGGTAAAATGCAAGCAGGTAGATTTTATCTAAAAGTAAATCCTAGCGATTACCAACTAGCTATAATAGATGAAAGTCATAACTTAGGGACTTTAGGTAAGCCATCACAAAGAACTAAGGTCATAAGAAAAGTGTGCTGGGATTTACCACATATACATCTAAGCGGGACAGCTATAGTTGAGAGCCCTAATACTATCTATCATCAAATGGCTATATCTAAATTTAACCCGTTTAAGTTCTCTAACTTTTACGATTTCTTTAGATTTTATGGAATACCATATTATATTAAAGTTAATGGTAGAGAAATAGCTCAATATGATAGGTGCGATACCAAGCGTTTAATGAAAGAGATAAATGCCTTTACGGTATATATGACCCAGGAGGACGCAGGCATTTCAAGCGAAGTTCAAAGCGTTGATAAATTGCATTATGTCGAGCTAGATAATTATACACGAGATTTTTATAATCGACTGCAAAACGTTAAAGTAATAAGCGATTTTAGCTATTATAACGGAGCTAATAGCGGATTAGATATTGTATGCGATAGCACAATGAAATTACGCACGAGCTTGCATATGGTAGAGAGTGGCATTTTAAAAATAGGCGATGATTATATAGAGCTTGGTAATACAGAAAAAATCGACTATATAAAGAAAACTTTTGGCGATACTAAAGATGTAGGTATTATGTGCCACTTTATAGGTGAGCGTAATCTATTAAAGAAACATTTTAAAAATGCACGCATTTATAGCTCAAACGCACACGCTGAGGGCGTAGATTTATCTGATTTAAAGCATTTCATAATCTTAAGCTCTGATTATAGCGGAGCTAAGTTTATACAAAGACGGGATAGAATAGTTAATATAAACGGCTCTAATACTAATTTAGTTAATCATATTTTAGTTAAAAAAGCTATAAGCGAGCAAGTGTATAATAAAGTAAGCAAGAAAGAGGACTTTAATAATTCTACCTACATAAAGCAGGAGATTTAACTCCTGCTACTCCGATAGTTTTCTATAATTAGCCTGCGTATCTGCATTTTTACCTATTCTACTCTCAATCCTTAAACGGTCTTTGTATAGCATATTGTAAGCGTCCTCGCTATTTTCTAACCTTTGTTTTAGTAGTTCTAACCTATCGTCAGTTACCTTTTTTACTTTGGCGTTATCTAAAGCTATTTTATCTGATAACACTTGGGTCTTAGCTTTATTTACCCGTAGATTAATCCTCTCTAGTTCTCGGCTTAGATTTTCACCTTCTATCTTAGCTTTAGCTAAGTCTTGGCGAGCTATACCTTTTTCTATTGGGCTAAGTTCTGACTTATCTATTTTAAGCATTTCAGCCTCAAATTTACCTCTAATCTCCTCAGGGATTTTATAATCTGTGGTTATTTTAGATAAGGCTTCATACATTGTTTTAGAGTTTTTAAGGTATTTAGTAACCTTAGCTTGCACTTTGTTATTTAATCCATATTCACCCCATCTAATAACTGCTTGCTGGGCATATGTGCTAGCTAATCCAAGAAGTCCCATAACACTTCTCCACCTATCTGAACCTTTAGAACCTATGAACATTTTATCATTTTTATATTTATTGGCATATTCTTCGGCTAGTTTAGCGGTAGCTCTGGCTTGCTCTGTTTTAATGCCTGACTCCTCTAGGTCTTTCATATACTTTTTATAATCCATAAGACCGTGGCTATCTATGTTTTTATTTACAATCTCCGCTAATTCTTTATTCTTAACGGCTGTTGCATAATCAAGATTAGCTTTATTAAAGGCATTTTTAACCGCTTCTGGGACTTTATTAGCTGGTGACGCTATAGTGTTATCTATTGCTTTTTTAACCTCATCTAATTTTATCTTATCAGCTCCGTCAGCATCTCGCATTAAGGCATTAACTTTTTTACGCACTTCTAAAACATCAGCCATTTGGACATCTCCACCATTTTCTGTCCATTGTTTTCTTATTGCATTTAATTCGTTCATTGCTGGGCTTGCCGACATACCATCAACATCTCTAATATTTCTTATACCTTTAAATGTATCGGTCATATTAATAGGTAAATCATAAGTTTTTATTAGGTTAGATATATCATCAAAATTTTTACCAGCTACCGCTAAATGCTCGTCGGCGTTTAAAGTGTTACCCACCTTAGCTATATCATTAGCTCTCTCCCTAGCTAGTATATTTAATTGGTTTGATAGCTTATCAGAATACGCCGCTTGTTTTATAGCACCTTTACCAGTATCTCCTAGTGCCATCGCGGCTCTGTAAGCTTGCTCATTTTTAGGGACATCTTTTAATATATCAGCGGCTTGTTCAGGAGATAATTTCTTAGATAACATCCAGTTAAATACATCTTTATCCATACCTTTAGGGATAGCGTTTTCACCTAATTTAGCGGCTAATCTATTAATTGCAAATGTGCCTACAGCTCCTACAGCACCACCTACTGCCGCATCCACATACATACTATCCGTAATAGGGCCTTTATGATTAGGGTCCAACGCATTTTCTTTTACACCCATCATCGCTCCTAATGTAGCCCCTAAAGCTATGGCTGACTTGTAGCTCCTCATTAATGGTATAGATGTAAGGAGTATATTTTCTACAGCGTCTGCATTTCCATATGCACCTAATGTATTATGGCGTTCGTCATATTTCTTTATATTAGCTTGTATAGTTTTAATATCCTCTTTAATCTCTTTTGAGTGGTCATCTACTAATCCAGTCTTAGATAATAAGTTATTAACTATGGCTGCTGTTGGCATACCTATATTAGCTTGGTAAATATTCGCTACATATTTAGCGGTAGCAGGTAAATCCATAGCTACATCAGCCACACCAGATATACCATCACTAACAAACTTAACTGGGTCATTAGAAAATTTCTTAAGAGGGTAAGCGAACGCTTCACTAGCATCGGCTACAAAATCCCTAGCACTTTCAAAGAACGTTTTTTCTTTCTTAGGTTGCGGAGCGTTAGGGTCTTTATATCCACCTGGTGGAGGTGGTGCTTCTGTCATACCATCTAAATTAACTTCAGGTTTAGTGGTAGCTGGTGTTTGTTGCACTTTAGTATCATTAGCTATTAAGTTATCTA